GTGCTTTTGCTAAGTTTTGAGCGTCATATCCTCTTACTCTGACAGTAAGTTGATTTTGGAAGTGAGTGTGTATATATAAAGACACTTGCGAGCCCCTCTTGAGCGAGCATGTTGAATACCAATAAAAGAGGCTTAGGGACCTTACTCGCTCATTAATGCAATATAAAATGTTATGGAAAAATCGAATCTCTCATCTTTAATCTTGTATATTTTATCCTTTGCTCTGTTAATAGGAGCAACAACGTGTGATAATACTGTTATTTTGGAAAATAATTCAGACTTATCCCGTGCATTTTTACTGGTTGTGTGTGCTTTGTGCATACTTGCCTTTACATTTGTATTGTGTAACTTCCTTCTTTTTATTAAGGGGGAAGTGACTGCAACCCGCATTGCATTAACTGGTAATGCTAAGACAATTGCTTATGCTCAAATTGGTAGTGTGATAGCTACTAGTTTAGGTGCTTTATTGTCTGGGATTTCTTTATTTACTCAACTGTTTGGGAAATCCTATCAACCTATAATTCTTGAACCACAAGGTGGTCGATTTGAAAAGAGAGACTCTGGTATGCGCTGGATACTTGGTGCATTAGGTGGAGTCGCAATTATAGGTTATCTCTGGAAAGGGTCAATTTCTAGAGAAACAAAAGACGCGATTTATGCAGCTTCTCATGCTGATGATTTGATGCGTCTTATATCTGATGGTATGCGCTTCTGTCGTGATTTATTTGGCATTCGTCATTCACCGATGTGTGATTGTGACGATTGTGCAAAAGATATTGAAGATGCTGCCAAACGCATGTGTGACTTTTTGAATAATGAAACTCGTAACAGAAATGTTACAGATACTGTTTATGCTAGTGAGTTAGTTACTCCTGATAAATTGTCAACACTAAGAGCTAAGAAAATTTTACGAAATTACTTAGACGAGCATGTCAAACAAGTGTTGGAACTTGATGATTTTGATATGACTGACAAGCAATTCTTCCAATTTTTGTGTGTTTGGAATCATGGTAAGAACCATGAAAAACATGAGTGTGAAGAATATATTGCTGAATCACTTTGCTTTAAGAAAAATTGCTCCCATGAAGTATGTAACGTGTATCGTTATACTTATCTTACATGTTATAGTGACATGCAAGATTATACTCAGTTCAAACTTGTTTTTAGACAGTGGGTTAACATCGCCTGGGACCTTGATGGTGAGAAGGCTGAGAAGTCTAAACTGTCAAAAGAGGAGAAGGCGTCTCCTAGCGATAAAGGCAAAGATAGAGTTGACGAAGATAAAGTCACTCCTGGAAAAGCAACAACTGAGGATGATGAACAATCGAATGATGATAACCAAAAAGTTGGAGCTTTGAAAGAAGAAATACAGCAGAATGTGGCGAAGAGAATGAAAACTTATCGAGATAAGAAAAATCGAATTCGCAATGTTCCTGATGATGTGGACACTACTCAGACTAAACAGTCTTGGAGATTTTGGAAGAAAGAGAATAGACCAGCATGGGCTGAGCCCGTTATTCAATGGACTAAAGATCATTCTTTGGAAGTGAAGTTAGCTTTTTCTATTGTTGGGACTGCTATAGTAACTTTCTGTGTCACAAAGTATTTGTCTAATCGAGGGAGGCCGGTCACCGTACAGCCTGTTCGATTGGAGAACCCGATTTCCGTTCCTTTTGGCGAAAGCCGCGGCAATTTGTTTTGTAATGGATTATTTAGTGGAAAAGACACGAAGATTCAGGAAACGCGTAAAGGTTCTCGACTTATCAAAGGCAACAAAGCTAGTTACAATGTTTACAATTTCGATCCTAACGCTGCTGTTCATGTGGCTAGTGGTGATGTTCCAATTACTTCTAGTGCTTTTGTTACATACCTCGACAGGCTCTTTAGCGACCCGATTTCGTCTGCTTCTATCGATACCGACAAAGGACGAATACGTGTTACGCGTCAACAAGAGTCCTCAAGATTTAGGTGTTTTAAGTGTAAGAAACATGACAAGTCAGGTAGTCGACACGTATGTTACGACGATATTGATAAGCGTGTGGCTGTGGAGTTATTGCAAAGAACTAATGAATCTCGCACCAACTCTCCCGCCTTTAGAAACATTAGACCCATCGAAAACAGACTTTGTAAGCTCATCGTCAGAGACAATGGTAAGTTGAAATTTGTCAACAATGGTTTTATATATGGCCAGTACTTAATCACTACTGCGCATGGATTTAAAGCCGATGAAGATATAATTGTCTCTTCTGGGACAACTACTTATTTAGTTGCACGAAATTCTTTTAAGAATATTGGACATGATGATTTGATTGCAGCTCGTATACCGGGATTGGCATCATCAGCATCTGTGTCATTGCGTAAGCCTGACAATCAGATGACTGTAGCTATGGTTTCATACCGTGAAAATTCACCCTATATACGTCTTGGAACTGGACAAACAACTGGCATTCTACATACCATAAGTACTGATTTTGGAGATTGTGGATCACCTTTATTTGATTCTGAAGGAAAAGTTGTTGGTTTCCATGTTTCTGGTTCTACGTCCGGAATAAATTCATTTATTCCAGTGACTGATGAAGTGCTTGCTGCACTTCAAAATTTTTAATAAACCCTCACCTCCCGTTAGAATGGATTAATGAGTTAATACCACCCAACCCAAATATTGACTTGATTTCAGAATATGTTAAGTCAATTAGTGGTAAAGATGTAGTTACCTCTGAATATTATAGTAACAAGAAATCTATCTATTACCAATACATTAATCCATATTATTTTAAAGAGGTTGGCACTATCCCAAAGTATACTAGATTTTCTAATTCTAAATCTATGGATACATGCTACCAGTCATATCTTGTAGAGACTGACCAATGGCAGGATGGTGGAGAGTGGGGGTTAACGGAACCAAATGAAACTGCTTTCTTTAAAAATGTAGCTAAATTTCAGAAAGCTGAGCCACTTCAACATGATGAAGACGCTTGGAAATTTGCTGAAATGTGCTTATTTAGACAATTCTTTGCTGATTTACATGACTCTGGATTAGAAGATGCAAAGTCTTCGGTTGCCAGACTCGATACTGCAACGTCACCAGGTTCACCGTGGAATGATAAATACAAAACAAAAGGAGAATTATTGATTGATTTGGACTTTCCAGAATTTTGTACTAGACAATTCAACAACGAACTATTAAATCCGAATTTTTACTGGTTGACTTCTACTGCTCTAAAAGAAGAAATACGACTACTCGAGAAACTTCGTTTAGATAAAATTCGAGCATTCACTCCCACCGCAGCAGACATGAACGTCCTAACTAATATGTTATGTGGTAAATTTAATGATAAATTTACGGGTGCATATGGGCGTACTTGGTCCGGTGTTGGAATAAATCCTTTTCAAGGAGGTTGGAATAGATTGCGTGAGCGATTGATGCGACATCCCAATTGCGCAGAAGGCGACTATTCCGATTTTGATTCCTCCTTAGGTCCTCAACTTATGTTGATGGTTATGCGCTTTCGATTTACTTGTTTACCGCAGTCGGACAAGACGGAAGCTAACTGGCTACGATTTCTTAATTTGTACAAGAATCTTATATGGTCAGTGTTAGTCCTTAACAATGGTGTGTTAGTACAAAAACCCTCTGGCAATCCTTCTGGATCTGCGAACACTGTTGTTGATAATACCCTAATTAATTTCTTTTCTTTTGCTTATTGTTGGTTCTTGAGTGCACCCACTAAATATAGAACCTATAACAAATTCGTAAAGCATGTTGAAGCTG